GCGCGCATCGCCGCTGCGCTGGGGATGTACATCAAAAAAGGTGACGGGCAGGACTATTCAGAAAGCCTGAGTGACAGCAGTGAGCGTGAACTGACTATTCAGCCGGGCATGCTGTATGACGATCTTCGCCAGGGTGAAGAGATTGGCATGATCAAGTCAGACCGGCCCAACACCAATCTTGAATCATTCCGGAACGGGCAGCTGCGCGCCGTGGCTGCCGGTACACGTCTGAGCTTTTCGAGCACCGCCCGCAATTACAACGGCACATACAGCGCGCAGCGGCAGGAGCTGGTGGAGTCTACGGACGGATATCTCATTCTGCAGGACTGTTTTATTGCTGCTGTCACCCGGCCGGTTTATCGCGCATGGCTGAAGCAGGCGCTTGCGGCGGGCGTGATTAAGCCACCCGCCGATATCGAGCTTTCCACACTGTATGACGCCATTTACTCGGGACCCGGTATGCCCTGGATCGACCCTGTGAAAGAGGCGACAGCCTGGAAAATTCAGATACGGGGTGGGGCGGCAACCGAATCCGACTGGGCACGGGCGTGCGGGCGCAACCCTGATGAGGTTAAACGTCGCCGCAAAGCGGAAGTCGATGAAAACCAAAAAGAGGGGCTGGTGTTCGACACTGACCCGGCAAACGACAAAGGAGTCAGCAGTGACCGAGAAAATAAAGCAGATCAGCCAGCGTCATGCGACACAGGTGAAGAAGACTGAATCCTGGTTCTGGATGGCCGCACGGGGCGACGCTCAGGCAGAAATTTATATCTATGACGAAATTGGTTTTCAGGGGGTGCCGGCAAAACAGTTTATCAGCGACCTCCAGGCACTCGGCGAGATCAAACACATCACCCTTCATATCAACTCGCCGGGTGGCAGCATTTTTGAAGGGATCGCCATTTTCAACGCACTCAAATATCACCCTGCTGCCATTACGGTTCATGTCGACGGCGTGGCCGCGTCAATGGCCTCTGTCATCGCCATGGTCGGAAATCCGGTCATCATGCCGGCCAACAGTTTCATGATGATCCATAAACCCTGGGCGGTTGCGGGCGGTGACGCCGATGACATGCGTGATTTCGCTAAGCTGCTGGATAAAACAGAGGCTGTGCTCATCCCGGCTTATGCCGCCAAAACAGGGCTGGCCCATGAGGTTATCGCCGGGATGCTGAAAGAAGAAACCTGGATGGATGGGACCCAGTGCGTCTCGCTGGGATTTGCTGACCAGCTGGCTCCCGCCGTTCAGGCAATGGCCCGCATTGATTCAAAACGTATCGAGGAGTACGAAAAAATGCCAGAAAACCTTCGCAATATGCTGACGCCGCCGCAGAACAGCCTGACGCATGATCCTGCTCCACCTCAGGCCGATTTGAACGAAGCGGGTTTACGTGAACAGTTCATTGAAGAACAGCGTGTCCGCGCACGGGCGCTCACTGACCTGTTTGGGATGTTCGGTGATAAATACAGTGCCCTGCAGGCAGCCTGCATCGCGGATCCGACGTGCACGCTTGAGCTGGCACGCGAGAAGCTGCTGACGCAGATGGGCAAAGACAGCACGCCGTCTAACAAATCAGCCGCACCTCACATTTATGCCGGAAACGGGAATTTTACCGGTGACGGTATCCGGCAGGCCATCATGGCGCGGGCCGGGTATGAGCCATTCCAGCCGGATAACCCTTACAACGGCATGACGCTTCGTGAACATGCGCGCCTGTCGCTGACCGAACGGGGCTTCGGTGTGGCCAGTTATAACCCGGTGCAGATCGTCGGGCTGGCGTTTACGCACAGCACGTCCGATTTTGGCAATATCATGCTGGATGTGTCCTACAAATCCATTCTTCAGGGCTGGGAAGATGCTCCTGAGACGTTCGGTGAGTGGACCAAAAAGGGACAGCTGTCCGATTTCAAAATCGCGCACCGTGTGGGTCTGGGCGGTTTTCCTTCCCTGCGTCAGGTCCGCGAGGGGGCGGAATACAAATACGTCACGACGTCTGATAAGCAGGCCACGATTGCCCTGGCCACTTACGGAGAGCTGTTCAGCATCACCCGCCAGGCCATTATCAATGATGACCTGAGCATGCTGACCGATGTTCCCTTGAAACTTGGCCGTGCGGCCAAAGCAACAGTGGCAGATCTGGTCTATGCCATCCTCGTGAACAATCCGCAACTGAGCACGGATAACATTGCGTTGTTTGCAGACAGTCATGCAAATCTTCTGACCAAAGCCGCAATGGATGTAGCGTCCCTGGATAAAGCCCGGCAGATGATGCGCCGTCAGAAAGAAGGTGAACGTCATCTCAATATCCGTCCGGCTTTCGTGCTGGTGCCGACCGCCATGGAGTCCACGGCCAGTCAGGTCATTCGCTCAACGTCTGTTAAAGGCGCCGACATCAATGCCGGTATCATTAACCCCGTGCAGAACTTCGCGACGGTGATTGCCGAACCACGTCTGGACGATGCCAGCCAGAACACGTTCTACCTCGCGGCGGCAAAAGGTTCGGACACGATTGAGGTAGCTTACCTTAACGGTGTGGATACGCCGTTTATCGACCAGATGGAGGGATTCACTTCTGATGGTGTCACGACCAAAGTACGCATCGACGCTGGTGTTGCGCCTGTTGATTATCGCGGCCTGGTGAAGTGCACCGCCTGATGCGCCCTGAATAAATCTGAACGTCCGGAAGGGCTTTTTTTATGCCTGAAATCCGGTCAACGCGGACCGGGAAGGAGAATAACCATGGCAAAAAATTATGTGCAGGATGGCAAGACGCTGACGTTCATTGCGGACGAAGACTATAAAAGCGGTGATATGGTGCATGTGGGGGATCGTATCGTTATTGCCGTAACCGATACCCCGAAAGGTTGCGCCGGAACTGGCCTGGCGGAAGGCGTCTTCAACTTGCCGAAAAAAACAGACGTCTCTGTTCAGGCCGGCAAGCCTGTTTATGAGCAGGGGCATCAGGTTGTAGCCAGCAAGGCAGAGGGGGCCGTACCCCTGGGGACCGCATGGGAGAACGCCGAAGGCAAGGCGCCCTTTGTGGCCGTTAAGCTTTTTGGCTAGCCCGTTTTTCCGTCTGACTGACAGGATGGACGATGTCACCGCACGCCGGTTCGGTCAGGCCGTGGTAATTAATGGACGAACGATATGCGCAGCTGAACATGCCTTTACGGCTGACATGGGACCACTGTCCGGAGAGGGCGTGTCGTTAATTGTCTTCGACCGAGCTTACCAGCCCGAACGCCATGATCGGGTTGAATGGCAGGAGAAACACTGGCGGGTGACCCGCTGGCAGTTTTACAACGGCAAGCCGCAAATCTGGCTTGAGGAGGATAAACGTGCAGGGGCTGAAACAGGCACTGAATAACCTGCATGAGCTCGATCGTCAGCTGGTCCCCCGCGCGCTGGCGCAGGCGGTGAATCGTGTAGCCCGTCGCGTCATTACGCGCTGCACACGCGAGGTTGCAAAGGAGACGAGCGTTCCCCAGAAGCTGATCAGGCAGCGTGTCCGGCTACGCCCGGCCACGCCCGGCCATGCTGATCCGACCGCGCGACTGGTCGTTAACCGCGGGGATTTGCCGGCTATCAGTCTGGGCACGGCCCGTCTGCAACTGTCCCGGCGTAAAACAGTGTCCGGCCGGCACGGCAGTGTGCTGAAAATCGGGCGGTTTACTTTCCGGAATGCATTTATACAGCAACTGGCTAACGGCCGCTGGCATGTCCTGCAGCGGACCGGCCGCAGTCGCTATCCGGTTCTGGTTGTAAAAATTCCGCTGTCCAGAGCGCTGACGGATACTTATCAGAAACAAACCCAGCAGCTGCTGAAAACGGATATGCAGGCCGAACTGGCCGCCGCGCTCAGACAGCAACTGAGGCTGTACCTGAGGAGGAGGGTATGAAAAAACATGCTGAAATCAGGCGCACCCTCACGGATGCGCTTAAGTCCCATATCAGCGGGGCGGCCTTTCATGATGGCCGCCCCGTTTTTATTGATGAAAAAGAACTGCCCGCCATAGCCGTTTATCTGTCAGACGTCCGCTACAGCGGTAACTATCTGGATGCGGAAGCCTGGCAGGCCACGCTGCATATCGAGGTCTTCCTCCGGGCAACCCAACCGGATACGGCACTGGATGAGTGGGTTGAAAGCCATATTCTTCCGGCGCTCGTTAATGTGCCGGCACTTTCATGCGTGATCGATACGCTCACGCCGCAGAGTTATGACTGGCAGCGGGACAGTGAAATGGCGAGCTGGGGTTCAGCCGATCTGACTTATCTCATTACCTATCAGATGTAAGGAGCCACTATGGCGACACCAAATCCTCTGGCATCAGTCAAAGGTGCAGGTACCACCCTATTGATTTTCACCGGCAGCGGCGATGCCACCGCTAAGCCACTGAACGATGACGGCTGGACACGACTCGCCCAGATCCGGGAGCTGCAGCCTGGAGAAATCAGTGCGGAAAGTTACGACGACACCTGGCTGGACGATCCGGATGCCGACTGGAAAGCCACGGCGCAGGGCGAGAAATCTGCGGGTGAAGCCAGTATTACGCTTGCCTGGAAACCCGGTGAGCAGGGACAGAAAGATTTACTGAGCTGGTTTCACAGCGGAGAGGTTCGCTTTTACAAAATCCGCTATCCGAACGGCACGGTCGATCTGTTCCGGGGCTGGGTCAGCAGCCTGGGCAAGACCATTCCGGCAAAAGAGGTCATCACGCGAACCATCAAGGTAACGAACAGCGGCCGTCCGGTTCTGGCTGAGGAAATTTCGCAGTCGCCTGCACCTGTGCCGCATTCTGACAATAACCATGAGAAAGGAGGACTGTGATGTTTCTGGAAAAAAGCATGTTTCATTACGGGCCCGAGAAAATGGAGTTAGCTGAACTGACAGCGCTGCAGCGCGCCGAATTTTTTGATTTTGTTGCCAGTTCAGAAATGGCTAAAGATAAGGCCCCCACTGACGCGGCCCGGAACGCAGTACTGGTCAGGCTCAATACGGAGTACAGTGCCTGGCTTGTCTCTCGCGCGCTCTGGAATTGTCACCGTGAGGGGGATGTTAATGACATTTACCAGCGGATACTGGCTGACTGGCCCGAAAAGGCACTGTGTCTGGCTGCGGAAAAGGTGATGGTTCTCAACGATCTCAAGGGGGATGAAAAGCCAGACGAACCATCCGGCCCCGGGGAGGAGGACGTTAAGGTAAAGCTGACGGACGGGAGCTGAAATTTATCATGTTTCTGGCCCATGAGTTTCGCCGCCCTGACTGGCGCCGGATGCTGAGCGAGATGACATCTTCTGAACTCGCAGACTGGCAGCGTTATTTCGCCGCGGTGCCGTTCAGCCATCGCCTGCTGGATGCTGAATTTGCGGCGCTCAGCAGCACAATGGTGGCGCTCGCCACAGGCGAATGCGGACTGACTGCAGAAGATTTCAGCCTGCTCAGTCGCTCTGGAACCGGTGACCTCATGACTGATGACATGTTGATGGCCGTGGCTGAGTCCATGGGAGGAGAACGCCATGTCCCGGCAGATCGCTGATCTTGTCGTAAACCTTGGGGCTGAAACTACCCGGTTTCACGAGCAAATGGGCCGGGTCGAACGTCAGCTGAAAAACGCGGGGCAGCAGGCCGGGCGTACTGCGCAGCAGGTTTTCTCCGTTTCGCGCGCTGAAGTGCAGGCCACGCAGGCAAAAGCCCGCTTTCTCAGCCAGCTCAAGGCACAGCTGGCTACACAACGGCTTTCACGTGAAGAGATGCTGAGAACGCGCGCGGCACAGTTGGGGCTGGGCGATGCGGCGGAAATCTATATCCGTAAGCTGGAGTCGGCCCGTCAGAAAACGCACTCTCTGGGACTGGCGAGCGCGGCGGCGCGGCGCGAGCTTGGCGTGTTGTTTGGCGAAATGGCGCGGGGCAATTTTGGCGCACTTCGTGGCTCCGGCATTACGCTTGCGAATAATGCCGGATGGATAGAAAAGCTGATGACCCTGCGCGGTCTGAGCATAGCCGGGATGGTGGGTGGTATTGCCGCTGCTGTCTGGGGACTGGGGAGAGCCTGGTATCAGGGCAGTCAGGAAGCTGAGACCTTTAACAGGAAGCTTATCCTCACCGGCCACTATGCCGCCCGGACAACCTCAGCCCTTCAGGCGATGAGCCGCTCTCTGGCGGGCAATGGTATTACGCAGCATGAAGCGGCTTCTGTGCTGGCGGAGGTCACCGGCTCGGGTTTATTTAACGGGCAGCACCTCCGGCAGGTCGCTGACGTCGCGGCCCGTCTCAAAACGGTAACCGGTCAGGCCACCGAAGAGACTATCCGGCAGTTTGCGAGGCTTCAGGACACGCCCGTTGCTGCCGTCCGGGAGCTGGATAAATCCCTGCACTTTCTGACGGCGACTGAACTGGAAAACATCACCCACCTGGCTGAACAGGGGCGTGAAGCCGATGCGGCAGCGCTGGCTATGGATCGTTACGCGGAAACCCTGCGTCTTCGCAGCGACGATGTGGCACAGCATCTGGGAACGCTGGAAAAAACCTGGAAATGGCTGGGGGAAACGGCGGCGGGGGCATGGGATACCATGCTGGGCATCGGACGGGAACGGTCGCTGGAAGAGCAGATTGCTGCCCTGAAGGAGAAGTTAAACGCGGGTGGAAAGGCCCTGGGCAAAGCCTGGATACCTTTCACGCAGCAGGACAGGGACAGGCTTTCCCGGCTGGAAGAGCAGAAGTTTCAGCATGACCTGAAGGCCGCGCGCGATAAAGCAGCCCAGGATGCGGAAATCCGTAAAAAGCGCCGTTTTGATGCTGACCAGGCCCTGAAAAAACAGTACGAAACGGAAGAGGAAAAGCATCAGCGCGCGCTGTCAGTTATTCGCCATTCATGGGCATCCCGAGAGGTTAAAGAGGAGGCGATGCGCCGTGAAAAACAGCGCTATGACACGCTTGTCGCAGGCCGCCGAAAACGGCAGGACGCCTATCACCCCTCCGCGTCTGCTCTCGCAGGTGAAAAGGCGCAGGCTGACATGCTGGCACTGCAGGCCCGGCTTCATGCTCTGAAGACACATCACGAAGCAGGTATTGTCAGCCAGCAGCGTAAAGACCTCTGGGCCTCCCAGGCGAAATTTCATGTTCTTGAGGAAGCCGCACAAAAACGCCAGCTGACCCATGAGGAAAAATCCCTGCTTGCTGGTAAAGCCAGCGTCCTGCTTCAGCAGGAAAAGCTGGCCATGCTGGGGGATGAAGTTGCGCTTCAGGAACGCATAAATCAGCTTCAGGTGCAGGCTGGAAAATTTACGGAGCAGCAGCGCACGCGGCAGGCAGAAATTGCGGCGCTTGAACACGGCCTGTCGGCCCGGGAGGCGCAGCAGCATGCCAGCGTTACGCGACTCGGTGCCGCCTATGCAGAGGCGCCAGATATGCTTGCAGCGGTGTTAAAGGCACAGCAAAAAACCTGGCAGGCGGAAGAAAAGCTGCGGGCTGACTGGCTGGCGGGAGCTAAAAGCGCATGGGCTGAGTACCGTGATGCAGCGCTTGATGCCAACAGCCAGATAAAACAGGCTTCGTCCAGGGCACTTGACGGGTTAAGCACACAGCTGAGTGCTCTGCTGACGGACGGTAAGGCAGGTTTTCACGACTTTACCCGAACCGTTCTGAGCATGCTCACCCAGATCCTGGTGAAAATGACACTGGTCAGGGGCGTGGATTTTTTCGCCGGGCTGATTAAGCAACATGCGTTGTCATTTCATGCGCAGGGCGGTGTTTTTCATTCTCGGGACCTCCATGCCTTCAGCGGAAGTGTGATCAGGACGCCTACACTGTTTGCGTTTGCCCATGGTGCCGGCGTCATGGGAGAGGCCGGGCCGGAAGGTATCTTTCCACTACGTCGCGGTGCCGACGGTAAGCTGGGTGTGGTGGCCCGGATGACAGGAGCCAGCCTGAAATACGCACCCGTCTTTAATGTCACCATTCACAATGACGGCCGCAACGGGCAGCTCGGGCCGGAGGCCATCAGAATGATGTATGAGCTGGGGCGTCAGGGCGCGAAAGATTTCTTCCTTCAGCAGAAGCGTGACGGCGGCATGATGAGCGGAGGCCGGGTCTGATGGAGTCATTTAACTGGAAGATCAGGCCGGGTATGCGTGCGGAGCGAGAACCGCGCGTGCAGACAATCCGGTTTGGGGACGGGTATGAGCAGCGGCGCGCAGATGGCCTGAATGTTCTTCAAAGCCGCTACGCCATTATGCTGTCCGGACCTCACGTCTCTATGCAGGCGGTGGAGGATTTCCTTACCCGGCACAGCGGTATCAGAGCCTTCCTGTGGCAACCGCCGGGCCAGCCTGATCCCGCCGCCTTTGTCTGCCGACGCTGGTCGGCGGTGCGTCTGGCGAGGCGCACGGAAATAACCGGTGAATTTGAACAGGTCCTCGCCTGAGGTAACAGCGATGAACACCATTCCTTCTCAAATGCTGAGTGAACTGACCCGGACAGAGCCGTCTGCCCGTATTGACCTGTGGGAAGCCGATCTGACCGCAACAGGCGGTAAACGTTACTTCTTCTGCAATGAACAGAATGAACTCGGAAAAGCAGTGATCTGGCAGAAACGTCGCTACCGGCCTTATCCCGTCAGGATGGAAGAGTGTGGCATGAGCGGGCTAGGCCCGACTGCACGACCGTCAGTCGTTGTCTCAAACCTGTATGGCATCGTGACCGGCCTGGCTGAGGCGCACCAGAGCCTGGTGGGCGGCGTTGTCATACGGCGAACGGTTTGTGCACGGTTTCTGGATGCAGAGAATTTCAGGCAAGGAAATCCGGACGCCGATCCGCAGCAGGAAGTGGTCAGCCATTATGTTATAGAGCAGCTGGCGGAACTGACATCACTGACGGCCAGATTTATTCTGGCCGTGCCGACAGAAACCGAAGGGCTGCTGTGCCCGGGCCGCATTATGCTGTCCGACCTTTGCCCGTGGGAATACCGCTCTGCAGACTGTGGGTACACTGGGCCAGCAATTGCGGACAGCAACGGACAACCCGTGAAGGATGCCGCTCAGGATCACTGTGGCAACTGTGCGGCAGGTTGCCGGCTTCGTCATAACACCGGGCGCTTCGGCGGGTTTCTCTCGCTGAATACGTACTCTGCAGAATGACTTACGCCTGTAGCGCAGCGACAGTCGGGCGTCTCTCCGAAGATATCTTTGCCCACGCCCGGGCCTGTCATCCGCAGGAGTGCTGTGGTCTGGTCATCCTGACACCGGACGACTGCCAGTATCGACCCTGCATCAACGCTTCCCCTGAGCCACACCGGCATTTTCTGATCACCCCTGAAGATTACCTGAGTGCCTCTGCTGCCGGCACGATTATCGCGCTGGTTCACAGCCATCCTGATGGGCCACCTGAACTGAGCCCTGCGGATAAAGCCGCCATGAGGCACAGCGCCTGCAGCTGGTGGCTGGTCTGCGGCGACAGCATTTATCGTTTTGGAGATGACAATGAGCTCAACTGAACCTTCCTCTGAAAGGGCCGGACCGGTTCGGGTGTGTCTGTACGGCAACCTCGCCAGGTCTGGCAGGCGCATTGATCTACATGTGACGACTGCGGCAGAAGCGTTGCATGCGCTGGTGATGCAGTCCGGTGAGTTCAGGCGCCAGTTCAGCGAAGGGCTTTATCAGGTGCGTATTGCCGGCAGCGATCTTGATAATGACAACCTGCATGCCCGCCTGCATGAAAAGCTACCGTCTGGCGCAGTTGTCCATCTGGTTCCCCGGCTGCAGGGTGCTTCCCGACGAGGCCTGCTTCAGCTGTTTGCGGGTGCCGCGCTCATCGCGGCGTCATTTATTCCGGGTCTGAATGCTTTTGCCTGGACAGTGGGCGCGACAACGCTTTCGCTGAGCGGGGCGGCTTTTTCGCTGGGGGCCAGCCTGATGCTGGGCGGAGCCGCACAGCTGCTGGCTCCCCGACCTGCGGGCGCAGATGCCAGGGATAACAAAAGCACCTGGTTTTCAGGCACAGAAAACATGATGGCTCAGGGCGCGCCGGTACCGGTCCTGTATGGAGAAATGCGGGTGGGGTCTCGTGTAATTTCTCAGGAAATTGCCACCCGTGACATGAGCGAAGAAGGCAAAGTCATTGTTATCGGGCATTAAAAGAGAGCTCAAAAAAGAGCTGTTCCTGGAGCTATTTTCTGCAGGCTAGGACTATGAAAATCTTTCATCACCATGCACAAACGCCGCACGACAAACCTGACAATCTTCGCTCCTCTCAGGTACTGAGCGTAACAGATGTTATCAGCGAAGGCCCCGTTGCCGGTCTTGTTGACGGTCTAAAAAGCGTGCTGATTAATGGCACGCCTGTGCTTGGGCCGGACGGACAGGTGAACGTGCAGGGCGTCAGTATGCACTTCCATGCCGGAACGGCGGATCAGCCTCCGCTGAACGGATTTGAGTCATCAGCCCGGGAAAAACTGGTCAATGCTGACGTGACCGCGCCATATGCCGTTACACGCACGGTGGATGGAAAAGAAACAGACCGGCTTCGCCTGACGCTGGGGGTTCGCCAGCTGTTCTCGATCAACAAAAAAGGCGAAACGCAGGATGCGTCAGTTAACCTGCAAATTCATGTCCGGCATCCTGCTGGCTGGAAAACGGAAAAAAGCATTACCGTAAAGGGGTGCACGCATGAGCCGTTTGCGTTTTCGGTGGTCCTTGACGATCTGCCGGCTGCGCCCTTTGATATTGGCGTAACGCGTACTACGCCCGATAGTAAAAACAACCAGCTGCAGAATAAAACCTTCTGGTCATCATATACAGAAATCACCGATGTCCGGCAGCGCTATCCCCATACGGCCGTGACGGGCCTGAAAATTGACTCAGAGAAATCGGGCAATCAGCGAGCGGAGCGTAATTACCTGATGCGGGGGCGCCTGGTCAGGGTGCCGGCAAATTATGACCCAGTGACGCGCCGCTATGCCGGAGAGCGCTGGAATGGCGAGTTCAAAGAAGCCTGGACGGACAACCCGGCCTGGTGCCTGTATGACCTGCTGATGCACCCACGCTATGGTCTGGGTCAGCGAATGGGTATTGCAGATGCAGACAAGTGGGCACTGTATAACATTGCCCGCTACTGTGATGAAAAGGTCAGTGATGGCTATGGCGGGCTGGAGCCCCGCATCCGCTGCAACGCGTGGCTGACCCGCCAGCGGAAGGCGTTCGATGTGATCGGTGATTTCTGCAGCATGATGCGCTGTATGCCCGTATGGAGCGGCCAGCGTCTGACGTTTATTCAGGATGCGCCTTCAGATGTTGTCTGGACCTACACCCGTGCCAGCGTGGCCGGCGGCCAGTTCCACTACAGCTTCAGCGCGCTGAAGGATCGCCATAACGCGGTTGAAGTGCGTTTCATCGACCCAAACAACAACTGGCAGCCTTCCATAGAGCTGGTGGAAGATCGCGAGGCCATAAAGCGATACGGGCGCAATCTGCTGAAAGTCGATGCGTTTGGTTGTACCAGCCGGGGGCAGGCACACCGGACCGGCTTATGGATCATCCAGACCGAACTGCTGGAAACCCAGGCCGTCGATTTTTGTGTGGGGGCAGAAGGGTTGCGTCATATCCTTGGTGATGTCTTCGAAATTTGCGACAACGATTATGCCGGGACCGCGACCGGTGGCCGGATCATTGCAGCAGAGCCTGAGAAAAAACGGCTCAGGCTTGATCGCCCTGTGTCTCTTCCAGAAAAGGAGCGTGCCACGCTGAATCTGATGAGTGAGACCGGGCTGCCTGTGACCGTCAGCGTGACCGGCCATCCTGAACCTGACTGTGTCGAAGTGGACAGCATGCCTGAAAGCATCACGTCATTCAGCGTCTGGGGACTGAAACTGCCGGGTCTGCGGCAGCGCCTGTTTCGCTGCGTGGCCATTCGTGAAAGCGAAAACGGCGGCTATGCCGTGACCGCGCTGCAGCACTGCCCGGAGAAGCAGGCGCGGGTGGATGAAGGCAGGCGCTTTTCAGAGCCACCGGCCAGCGAGCACGCGGTCTTACCACCGGCAGTCAGACACCTTCGTGTCAGCGTCAGCACTTCATCCGGACGCATTCAGGCTCTTGCCCGGTGGGAAATTCTGCGCACATCCGGTAGTGCACATTTTGATGTACGGGTCACTCGTGGGCATGATGCCACGGGAGAGCTGGTTTTCAGCAACACCGCAGACCAGCCTGAATGTACTTTCATTTTGCCAGAGACGGGGGGCTATACGCTGAGCGTCAGTTCAGTCAATGAGGCCGGGCAGAAAAGCGAACCTGTCTCTGTCAGTATCACGGTTGCTGCACCTGAGCCTCCCGTATCCGTCGATGCCACACCCGGCTATTTCCAGGTCACGCTGGTGCCGCATCAGGCAGCGTATGACGCCACTGTACGTTATGAATTCTGGTATTCCCGAACCCGGCTCGCTGACGTGCAACAGGCCGAATCCCAGGCGCAATATCTTGGAGAAGGACGCTGCTGGATAAAAGATGGCCTCATTCCGGGCAATGTTTACTCCTTCTATATCCGCAGCGTAAACGCGCTGGGCAAATCTGCTTTCACCGAACAGGCCGCCAGCCCGAGTGATAAAGCAGAAGACTATCTGGCGTTTTATAAGGGGAAAATCAGCGACACACATCTTGGACAGAGCTTACTGACAAAAATGGAGCAGCTGTCAGAGGGCGCCGCAAAAATCGGGAAAATTGAAAAGAGCTGGAAAGACACGGAAGGGCGACTGAATTCGCAATGGTCAGTCAAATTACAGCAGCTGAAAAATGGTCAGTACTGCATGACTGGCTTTGGCATGGGAATTGAAGAAAAACCGGGGGGGATGCAGAGTCAGATCCTGATGGCAGCCGATCGCGTGGCTTTTGTTAACCCTGAGAATGGAAACGCCGTGCCCGCACTGGTTATTGAACATGACCAGATCTATTTCCGTGACGCGCTCATCAGGTACCTGCGTGCGGTCAGCATTACCAGTAGTGGCAATCCGCCAGCTTTTGCACTCACGCCTGAGGGCAAACTGACGGCAAGGGATGCTGATATCAGTGGGACCATAACGGCAGTCAGGGGTGAGCTGGATAATGTCGTCATAAAAGACAGCTGCACCATTGAAGGTGTACTGGATGCCAGACAGATCACAGGTGACATTTTTAATGTTCAGTCTGGCGGGGTTGATTTGCCCGAAGGCGCCTTTAGCTGGTCAGATAAAAAGGGAGGACATGTTCTGTTCAGAATTGCCGGCGAGTCATTTGACCGTATTCTGGATACAAATCTGACACTGATTGCGCGGGCTCTGAATCAACGGCAGCAGTTTACGTTAATCATCCGGCATCATTATTATCAAAGCGGAATATATAAAGATGTTCAACTCGATTACGCGGATACCGGTAATAAGGGACATGCCTCGGGCATGAGTTACAAAATAAAAGGAATAAGCCTGCCAGCGATTGGCCGGTCGCATGTGCACGAACTGATCGTGCTGGTAGGTAACAGCGGGCGGTCTGGCCATGTTTACTGTTATATCCCTCCCGGCGAGGTACCAAAATTTACGGCCTATCGCGCTGGCCGATCGTTTGTTACCAGCGGAGAAATATAATAAACCGTGCTGAGCGATCACTCTGAATAGCCGGGCAGGCTATGCAGCCAGACCCTGAAACAATAAGAGGGGACTGAATACCAGCAAAGCCGGATGCTCTTCACCCGTTGAGTTCACCCGTCTCTCATAAAACAGCGAGCGGCAGACAAATCCCCTGTCAGACTGGCCGGTAGTCTGTGCGACAAGCCTCAAATCCAGTTCAGATATAAGGCGGCACCGATAACAAGCGCAACGGATGAAATAACATTGAGTGCAATAACAGTGCGGGGTGATACGTCCATTTCTGAATCTCCTTCAGTCAAGACTCAAAGGTTAGCACCTGTGACAATTTACTCCAGGTTGTCATCAAGCCAGTCTGCCCACCACTGCATCATTTCGCGCCGCTTTTCCAGATACTGAGCGTGATTGTAGACCGTACGCATCTTGTTGTGATCAAGATGTGCCAGCTGACGTTCAATCGCATCTGCCGGCCACTGATATTCATTCATCACCGTACTGAACTGGTGTCGGAATCCATGCCCGGTAGTCTGTCCTTCATAGCCAATACGGCGGATAACGCCAAGGATGGTGTTATCACTGATGGGCTTATTCTTGTTTATTCTGCCCGGAAAGCACAGCGCGCCATGGCCGGTGATCTTCTTCATTGAAATCATCAGCGCATGAACCTGATCTGACATCGGCACAACATGAAGGCGCCGGTTTTTCATTACCTCCGCGTCAATAACAATAAGGCGGTTTTCAAAGTCGACGTTTTCCCACCTCATAGAGCGAAGTTCTGCCGTTCTCAACACTGTATAATGAAGAATGAGGGCGGCATTTTTTGCCACCACGCCACCGCCATAGCTTTCCAGGGAACGATGAAACGCCTGTATGCGGTTCATGGGCAGAAAGGCATGGTTCCTCTTTTTGTATCCTTTGAGAGCCTTGAGCAGGTCGGGCGCCGGATTGTATGTGGCCCGGCCGGTGACAATCGCATATCTGAACACCTCTCCGCACCGTTTCCTTGCCTTGTCTGCGCGCTCCATTGCGCCGCGTTCCTCGTACCGACGGATCACCTTCAGCAGCTCCAGCGGCTCAATCTCATCCATCTGCATATGACCCATGATCGGCAGGATGTCATTCTCAAACATACGGCGCAGTTCACCGGCATACTTCTCTGACCACACGACGACTTTATGGGCATACCACTCTCTGAAGATGCCGGCAAAGGTCCAGGCATCCGGCCTCTTTTCTTTCTTTTTCATGGCCTGTTTTTGGTGAGCCGGATCGATGCCAGACAGCAGTTTCATTTTCGCTTCCGACTGCCGCGCGCGTGCTTCTGTCAGGGATATCTGCGGCCAGGGGCCAATGACCAGCGTTTTCTCTTTGCCGTCAAAGCGGTAGCGGAGCCGCCATACCTTCTTTCCGGTAGGCGGGACAAACAGAAACAGGCCTCCTGCGTCAGCCAGGCGATATGACTTATCCTTAGGTTTAGCGGCGTTGATCTGCTTTACCGTAAGCATGTGGGCATAACTCCGGATGTGGTTACTTTATGCCCACAATATGCCCGCAAAAAACCGGCGTAGTCAATGCCTGACGGTTCATGCCAGTTGTGCTCAGAAAGCCCTGAAATCAAGGCGGGGAGGGAGATTGTTCGTGTCGGTGGAAGCGGGTTCATACCAGAATGGCGTCCCCTGCAGGAATCGAACCTGCAACTAGCCCTTAGGAGGGGCTCGTTATATCCATTTAACTAAGGGGACGGCGGCGCGAAGTATAGCGCAAATGCGCCGCAAGAATAACCCAGCTGCGGCGCGTTTGCTCATTTCCTCAACAGCTTAGCGCGCTTTTTCCTGCTGCTTCGCTTCGCGCTGTTTCGCTTTCGCCTCTGCTTTCGCCGCC